AGCAAAGTCATAATCTTGTTCATGGGACCACCCATCTATCATTGATGACGGTTGTGGATCATTAGATGGAAAATCTAAGAAGTAAAAAGGATGCCATATTTTACTATTTTCATATGCCCAATCTGAAAATAAGATACCACCCTTTAAAGTAGCATCAATCTCCTTTAAAAACTCATTAGAATCAAGACCACAATGATCAGATAAAAATTTTTCAAATTTAAGAAGAGTAGCTTCACCAACTGAAACTGGAGTCGATACCTCTTTATCAATTAAAGTTACATCAATAAAAGGACATCTATGTTTAAGTGCCGCAGCAGATAACCACCCAGAAGTTCCTCCACCAACTATAACGATTTTCATTTTTTCTTCCAGTGACTCTTCTTAAAAACACCTAATTGAACCAATACAAACATTGTAATTGCAGTCCAAGTAATCACATACCACATTAGTCGTTCCTCACTTCTATTATAAGACCGTATTCAGGAAGATAGAGGTATTCTATCAAACTGTTCGCAAGAGTCCTTAGAGCGTCGTCTAGGGTCTCTACAAGGGGTTCTCCACCAAGGTTGAAGGATGTATTGAATATAATAGGACAATCTGTTTGATTATAGTACTCATGAATGATATCATAGTAATTTTTATTCTGATCTGAAGTAACAGTTTGAATCCTACATGTACCATCAACGTGAATGATTGCTGGAATCCTTTCCTGAATACCTTCCTTACAATTAACAGCATACATCATGAATGGAGTTTCATCCATACCACGAAGATCAAACCAATCATGTACATGTTCTTTTAGAATAGAACCTGCAAATGGTCTGAAGTACTCACGACGTTTAACATGATTAACATGATCCTTACCTTCTGGATCACGAGCATCATAAAGAATAGATCTATTACCTAATGCACGAGGCCCTGCTTCTGATTTACCTTGGAACAAGGCAACAATATTCTTATTAGTAATAAGTTCTACTGCATCTTTATGGTTAGCTTCAAAGACTCTTGTTGCATTATATTTTTCAGCAACTGCCAAAATTTCATCATTCTCATACTGGTACTCTGGTCCTGTGTATAAGTCATGAACATGAGGTCTTACTGTAGCGTCTTTTGATAGGTTATGATAATGTAGATAAGCTGCACCAAGAGCAGTACCAGCATCATTACTGACTGGTTCTACAAATAGATTAATATCTTCATGTTCCAATTCCTGAAGTAACCAATAGTTTGCAACACAATTTAATCCATATCCACCAGATAGAATTACATTTTTTTCACCACTGATCTCAACTGCTTTGAGAATAAGATCCAAAACCATCTCTTGAGATTCTGTCTGAATGGCATACGCCATATCTCTACGACTTTGGAGTTTTGTCAAATCCCCATTCTGTTCTTCTGGATTAGTATATAACTCCTTAAATCTACCTTGATTTACCATCGCTCCATTAGGATACGTTGGTACTATAACATCTCTATTAGTAGTTTTCCAAAAAGACATTCCATCATAATCAGTATAAATTTCTGGAATATTATCATTGGGTTTTCCATAAGGAAATAACCCCATAGTCTTACCAGCTTCAATAGGTTGCCATCCACAATATTGAGTTACTGCTTCATATGCTTTAACAATACCAGCAGAATCATCTAATGTAAGATGATACGTTCCTTCCTCTTTTTCTCTTTTAGCTGGGAAATCAGGTATCTCTACTCCTGGCCAAGGACCTCTACCCCCTTGATGTTTATAAAGAGTTTTAAAATTATCTGGATAAGAACACTTAAAAATTGTTTCCAATTCCCAAGTCATTTCTTCTTGACCACCTATACGCATAGGGATGAATGTCCCTGCACCATCTACAATAACAGCAACAGCACTTTCAAATCCAGATCTATACAAACCACATGCAGCATGGAGTTTATGATGGACATGACTATAATCCGTAACCTGTGGATGTTCCCACAAATTCTCTACGTTCCTTTCTATTAATCCTAACTTACTTGCTAGTCCTGTATATACGTTCTCTCCTGTAAAATCAACCTGACCTGCATCACTCAATGGTTGAGTATGTGCAATGACAAGATGATCCAATTTATCTGTGTAATCTAAAATCTTAACGATGGAAGCATAAGGACCACCATCATATTTTTTTCTAGAGAACCTTTCTTCTTCAGTAGCAAATACTAATTCACCATCAGCAAGAAGACAAACACCAGAGTTGTGACCCCTAGCAATTGCTGCAATCCATTGTGTCATTATCAAGACTCACTTTTTTTCTCAATTTTTATAGAGGGTTTGTCAGATTTCAACAAGTTTTTTACTTCTTGTGCAAATCCTTTATTTACTTTAGGTGGTTTAGCTGGTTTTAAAGTAAAGTTTGGTGTTGGAGCTTCTGGTTTAATTCTACCTGTGCCTTGATATGCAGATTGAGATGTATTTTGAGCACCAGCATAAGCAGCTGCTGTTGCACCAGAAACATGATCGTGATTAGAATTATCGCAACAAGCTTGTTGTTCTTGTTGTATAGGAACATATGTTCCAGTGAACTTGGTTGGTTTTCCAAGTCTCTTTCTTACAGAATCAACAACTTGTTTAATCTGAGATTTATCCATCTCCATTGATTGGTCATTAAACCTTTCAATATGCTCTTCTTGACTTATTCTAATTGGAGAATATTTCCTTCTACCATCACCAATATCAATTACATCAAAGTCCTTATCATTAGGATATGATATATTAACTGGGAATGTAGATCCAACAACTACAGTTGCAGTTCCATCAAGAGCTTTTACTAAATGTTGTCCCATACTATCACAACCTAAGAAGTGATCTGCAACATCAATTACAGCAGCCCAATGACGCATATCTTGGATCTGTGGTCTTGCAATCTTATATTTCGACTTCTCTTCATTTTCCTCTACTGGGAAATGAATCTCACTCATTACAATGACAGCATAATCCTTCTTGAGTTGATTAATGATATCAACAATATTAACTAGAGATAGACTTCTAGAACTACCATCTGCAACAAAATCTCCCAGTTGTTCAACCCCTCTTCCAAATGGTTGAATAACAAGAACTTTATCATTACCTGTTACTGATTTTACTTCTTGAACAACATTATAACCAGCAATAACTTCCATCTTAGAGAGGTTAAGTGTTGGTTTTGATACTTCTCTTGGTTCTTCTAAATTATTAATTTGAATATCAAAAGCTTGAGTAAGACTACACTTCTGATTATAGTAGTCCCAAACTCTATATGGTTCTAGGGTAACACATTGTCTGTCTTTAATATGATGTTCAAATACATTCTTATGCCATACATCATATGCCCTTCCATCTAATGTTGGATGACCTTTGTAAAAGTCTGTACCACCCTCACAAATGATAACAAAATCATCATCTGGATTCTCTTCTGTATATTTCTCTAAAGCGGGAATAGAGCAAATTACACGCCCTGCTCCGCCATTAATGAAAAAGGCTTTCGATCTCATTTTTTTTCACCTCAAGTAAGTAGAATAATGATTTTCATGATTCCTATAACTATATAGTCACATAAAAACTACCTGTGTTAGACGGGGTTTTGTTTGAAACATATCCCTATTTAGAATCGCTCCATGTGTATGTCTAGCTTCATATAACACCATTCTATTATACTTCATTTCGCATGTAAATGCATCTTTTTCAGATGGTTTAAATCCTGGCCAACCTTCTTTAAAAGCATAAAATTTAGTACCACCATCATACTCATCCTCTTGATTTAAATATACAAGAGATGCCCATTTATATTTTGTATTATCTTTATGATATGTAACTACATCTCCAAAAAAATTATCTTGTCGTTTAGCGAAGTCTGATCCATAACTTACATTTACCATAAATTTCATATTGTCCCATTTAGAATCAAAATCATCAGAATCATATTCAATATTATCCCAAGTAGGTTGTTTGCAGAGAAACTCATATATTGGTTTTAAGTTTTTTCTTAATTCTAAATTGTCCTCCCATACTCTTTTACCTATTAGGTCTCCAGTATATTGTTCTTTATCAGTTATTTCAGATGATAAAGCATAATTACGAACCTCATCTGGATTTTTATAGAAATTATCTATTATAAAAACCTTTCTCCAAACATATCCAGCATCATTATCTTTATAATGATCATATAATTTATGAACTTGTACCTGATAGTCATTTACTTCAAACATGATATTCCCAAGCATTAAAAAAGATGACCTTTCGATCATCTTAGTTAATTTATATATGCAAGATTATCCGTTTGGTGGGGCCCAAGGAGCAGATCCATCTGCATTTGGTTCTGGATCATCAGCTGGAGGGCTGAACTCAGGTTCTTCGGGCATCATGAACTGAGCAATGTTGGGTTCAACAGATGCACCTGCCATAGTAGCAGGGAAGTCTCTCAACTTCTGACGATATGTTTTCCACTTATCTTTCAAAGCATCAGGCATATCTTCAGCAATGGTTCCATCACTGTTTTGGAGAACTCTATCTCTCAGACTTCTGATGTTATCCCAAG